TCACATCAGGAAGGTTTGCTGACCGTGCGAGGTTGGGTGAGGCATCACTGCATTGATATGTCCCGGCTTCATAATTGAGCCGTCAAATGATTCCATCGTCTTAAACGTGTGGCCACAATTTATGTTCTGGCACTGGTTATAACGTTCTTTGGTGTTCTCACTCAGGTAACGGCTGGAACGGGTATGTGCAGCGTATTTGCAGATTGGACAATGGAACATGATCACCACCTCAATGAATCACTTTAAGATGCGTTCATTTTAACCGCTAAATCCTATTAAAACAAACAGTTAACAAATTAATTCATCATTCTTCCTGCGTATCAAACTCCACATCTGAAAGCCTTACCTCAAGGTCTAGGGACGTGGTGTAGCCACTATTACTGAGTGAGTGAACCACCTTAGTGATAATCCATGGCTGGTCGTCTATGACGCGCTTAAACCCTTTAACCTGCACCGGCGTTTCAGGATATAAATCCGCGCGCCCTATGGCCAGATTAATGGAGAATTCCGCCACCCCGCGCTGTAACTTATCCCACTTTGCCGCCGCTGCGCGCATGGCCTGCGCTTTACTGGCGTAGGTAGTAGTCAGTGCAAATACATTATCCGCTTCACCGGCCATGTATTCACCTTCTTTGGCTTCGGGTGTTTTGACTGCCGATGCCTTGGCTTTAACCGGTTTTGCTTTGGGGTGTTGAAGTGCGCGCAGTTGTTTAAACTTTGGCTTTCGCTGGATTTTAACCTTTTGCTTTTTCTGCTTAGGGTCTTTGGTGTGTAGCCATTTAGCCGTTACGCCGGTGTATGCGCCCCGGTCAGCAATAGCAAACTGATGTCGGTCACCGTCTGCGCGCTCAATCGTCATGGTCGGTATGGGCTTGCCGCTGGCGGTGGTGCCGCTCCCCGCTTTCAGAAAAAGTAACTTACCGGCTTTCACTGAGACATCAGCCCCGTTGCGCGTGGCCAGTCGGGTCAAAAACTTGGCGTCAGATTCCTGAGACTGATCGATGTGCGGAATACTGATGGCGTTCAACTGCGTGGCTACGCTGGCCGTCAGCTTATTGCGCGCGGCGATTTGTTCAACCACCTGACCGAGCGTAGTGTCGTGGTAAGATATTTCACGCCGTGAGTTCAGGGTGCCGCGAAAGTCAGCACTGCGCGCCCGGATGGTCAACGTATCCGGCGCGCCACGGTGTTCAACTTCATCAACCGTAAATTTTCCCTTACCCAGCAGCGCCGCACCCTGCCAGCCCAAGAACAGGGAGAGCACCGCGCCGCGAGCAGGCATTTCCACCAGACCGTCGCTGTCATCGAGCTCAATGTCGAGCTGGTCAGCTTCAAACCCCCTGTTATCCGTGAGCGTCAGAGATAACAGCCGGGCGCTGATATCTTTCGTGATGTCATTACCCGACTGCGTCAGCATAAACGCCGGAGCCAGTTTCGCCCCGGCATCGAGTGTCATACCCGTGATCATGACCACACCCCTTGTACCGCCGAGCTGGCTTTATTCAGCAATCCGTCAGCCTGCGCCTGCAAGTCACCAAACATGGAGGTCAGGGTCTCATCCACGCGGGTGAGCGTTAGCGTAAATTCAATGCTTCGCGCGCTACCATCGGCAAAGAATTCACTGCGGGTTTCGCTGAGGCTTTCCACAACAAACATGCCATAAATAGTGCCGGAGCCCTCCAGCAGCGGCCACGCCTTACCCTCATCCGCCATCTGATTAAGTACCAGCAGTGACATGCGTCCGCCGGTGATTTCCGGCATCAGCACCCCTGACAGGGTGATTTTTTCCTCATTCACACCGAGAAATTGCAGCGCGGAACGCTGGCCAACACGGCTATTTGACGGCCAGCGGTAATCCACATTGCGTTGCAGGCTCTGATAAGGGACGGTCTGAAGCTGAAACACAAATAATCCGAGCGTTAACATCATGCGTAAAATCCTCTTAATCATGCCCCATGCGGGCGCGAGCCTCAGCGCGACGCTGCCTTTCCCGTGCGTCCAGCGCGTCAATCACTTGGCGGCTGGTATCCTGTGCGCCCATACCGGCACCGACGGAAATTTGATAACTGTTTTTGCTGTTGTCGGTGTAAGAACGTCCACCACCCGCCGACACCGGCACGTAGCCGTAACTGAATCCAAAATTACCGCCCGGCGGCTGATACTCCGCCGCATTACCGGCATCAGATTTTGAACGCTGCTCCGCTTTGTCAGCATTTTTGTCGAGGTCGTCAGACTCTTTCTTCACTACGCCGAGTTTTTCCAGCAGCCAAACCACGCCGCTACGCAGCTTATTGGCCACCTGCAATGGCGCGGTAAGTGCATTTGCCACAGCATGACCAAACGACACCCCCGCATCTTTACAACTATCGAGGGTTTCCTTGGTTGATTTCACTGGCTGAATCAGGTCTTTAAACCACTGCCACACGATCTTGAGCTTATCCCCAAGCCATTCAAAAACCGGCTTCAACGGCGCAAACATTTCTTTCACCGGCTCAAACGCAATACCCAACCCTTCTATCACGCCACTGAAAAAGGCGCTGATAGGTTCCCAGTATTTACGGATAAGCAGAGCCGCAGCGACAAACAGCGCGCCGATGGCCAGCACCGGCCAGGTTATTGCGCCCAGCGCAGTGACAATGGCCGTTCCCGCCGCGCTGAATATCACCCCGAGCGTACCGGCGACGGCGATAATCGCATTAATGCCTGCGATAACTGGCCACGCGATAAGACCAATTCCGCCCAGCACACCAATAATGGCCAGCGCACCGGTGGTCAGCGCAAAGAGGGTTTTTGTCAGCTCAGGATTGGCCTTAGCCCATGCCCCCATTTTCCCTAACCACTCGGTGGCCGAGGTGGTCAGGCGGCGCAAGGTACTATCCTGTTTCTCGAAAACCTCAATCTGTAAGTCTTCCCATGCCGACGCGAGATTTTTTAAATCGCCGTCGAGGTTGTCGGTCTGGACTTTGGCGATACGCTCCGTGGTGCCGGCAGAGTCTTTAATCGCGCTTTGCTTCTCGGCAAGGTTGCCGTTACCCGCAGCGGCCACCAGCTTGACCGCGCCCTTCATGGCCTCCTCACCAAAAATAACTTTCAGGTATTCAGCCTGCTGTGCGGTGCCGAGTTTGTTCTTTTTAAAAGACCGGTCAATAGACTGGAGGATCCCCACAACCGGCAGCATGTTGCCTTTTGCGTCTCGGGTTTTAATACCCAGTTCATTGAGCGCCGCCGGAGCCTGACCGATGGGAGCTTGCAGGCGGCTAAAAATAGCGCTTGCTCCTGTACCGGCCATCGACCCCTTAATCCCGTTATCCGCCATCACGCCGAGCATGGCTGTCGTGTCTTCGATGCTGGCACCCGCCGCCTCAGCAATGGGCGCCACATATTTCATCGCTTCGCCAAGCTCAATCAGCCCGGTATTTGACGAGGTAAACCCCTTGGTCATCACGTCCGCTACGCGCTGAATTTCCGTGGTCGGCAGGTTAAACGCCGATTGCATATTGGTGATGATGTCGGCGGCTTCGGCAATGTCCACATCCGCCGCAAGGCTCAGGTTAACGGTGGACCCCGTTGCGGCCAGCACTGAATCGGCGTCATAGCCCGAGCGGGCAAGCGTGGTCTGCGTGCGGGCAACGTCGCCCGGAGAAAACGCCGTTGTCGCGCCGATATCACGCGCCTCCTTACGAATTTGGCCGAGTTTCTCATCGCCTTTATCAAGGCCAAGAATGGCCTGCGTGCCTGACATCTGTTTATCAAAACCAATGCCCGGCGCGATAAACCGGGCCTCCCCATACAGCCCGGCGGCAGCCACACCGACCCCAGCCATGCCCGCCCCGCGCGCACCGGCGGCTAACTGCTTGCCGGAGTCATAGCGTTTTTTTACCGTACCGAGTCTGGCCTGCTGCGCACTGACGCGGGCGAGCGCATCGCGCTGACGGTTGAGCTGTGCCGTAGTCTCACTGACTGAGGTTTTCAGGCGGCGCTCATCGGCGGACAGCGTGCGCGAATTGATCCCGGCCTGCGCCAGTTCCTGACGCTGACGCTGCACCGATTGCCGCAGTCCGTTGTATTTAATTTGCAGGTCAGACGCGGCGCGCTTGGCATCTTCCAGCGCCTTGGCCTGCGCCCGCGTTGGATTGGTGGTGTTTTTAAACTGGACAGCCAGCGCGGCGGCTTCCTGTTTTGCATTTTTAAGAGACTGGCCGGTAACGGCAAGCTGACCGCTCGTTTTACGAAAGCCCTCAATACGCCCGGCTTGGGCGTTCAGGGATTTGAGGGAGTTTTGAGTATTTCGGATATCCCCGGACAGCGACTTACTCGCTGTCTGGATGGATTTAAACGGGCGACTTGCTTGGTCAACGGCCTTGAGCAGAACCAGCAACTTAACGTTACTCATTGGCGTGTCCACTTCGTTCGATTGCCTTTGCGCGCCATTGTGCGAGCTCGGCGGGGCTCATCGGATAGAGCTCTGACGGTGGCCAGTGAAAGACCACCGCCACGTCAGCCATCAGGTCATCTACCCCAAACCGGGGCGGGAACTTCAGTGTTCCGAATTCGGCGATAAAAAACCAATCACCTTGCCCGCCAGCGACACAAGGTCTGGCAGCTCCAGCGCGTTACATTCTTCTTTTGTCAGGCTCGGGTAAGTGATGCGCGGCAGTACCACCAGCAGCGCATCAACCTGCGCATTAGCCACGTCAGCCAGACCCACGCCGCGCAATGCTCCGGCAGTGGGACGGATAACCGTCACCGAATCAATCAGGATTTCGCCGCGCTTGAGGGGTTTATCCAGCGTCACGACGCTGGTGTTTTCGTCGGCAGTAGTCAGGTCTTTATTGCTCATAAGATTATCTCCACATCAGATTATGGGCATGGCCAGCGCTCACCGGCCACGCAGCGATTACAGGCCGATATTGCGGCGGTGTTTTTCCAGCATGTCCGTTCCGTTGACGATTTCGACCATGTTCACGGTGTCGATTTCAATCAGGGTTTTACCGTCAATCACCAGTTTGTAATACGTACACTGCGTGGTGATTTTGCTTTCGGTGTCCTCGCCCTGCTTCATGTCGCCGGTGTCGATTTCTTTGTGACGCCCCCGCATGACGATTTCCACGGCGGAAGTATCGCCGGTGTCGTCGCGCTGGAATGACCCGGCAAAACGCAGCGGCACATCCGCCGCACCGGCGGCGGCATACTGCGCCCACAGGGTTTCGTCCGGGAGCCCGCCCATTGACCACTCAACGGTCAGCGCGTCGTCATCCAGACCAAAATCCACCGGCGCGGAGCCGTTCATACCGCCGCCGCGATAGTTCTCAAGCTTGCGGGTCAACTTGGGCAGCGTGACAGACTGCACCACGCCCATGTAGCTCAGACCGTCGTTAAACAGGTTGAGGTATTTCAGTTTGCGAGGAAGTGCCATGGTGAATGCCCTTAGCTTTTAATGGATGCGGCCAGATTGACGAGATAGGTGTCAGTGATGCGCTGACGCAGGGTCAGACTTTCCAGCGGCGGCACCGGCGTGTAGTCATAATCGACGTAAAGTTTCCCGGCTTTCAGGGTGTCTTTATCGTTGGCCGATTCATCAAACCAGCAGGTGCCGTCAATGATGTAGCCGTTCGATTTGAGCTCACGGAATTTGGCGTTGATACCGTCAATAATGTCGCGGATAAGCGAGGCGGTCATCGGTTTATCCACCGCCCACATATGCGCCTCGGCCATTGTGTCAGCCAGCACCTGCGCGGTGCGGGTATAGTTCTCAAACAGGAAAAGCGGGTCATCAGAACAGGTGCGGTTACCCCAAAAGCGGAAGCCGTCTTTGCGTACCAGCGTCGTGACACCGGCCTCATTGAGCAGGTCAGCATCAGTACCGGATGCCTGCAAATCCCAAAACACCGAGGCGCTGATACCGGTCACGCCGTTAACGCCGACGTTAGACAGAGTTTTATGCCAGCCGGTTTCTTGGTCTATTTTGGCGCGCAGACCTAACGCGCGCGCCGTGGCGTAGGCGGTAGAGCTGGTGTTTGCCGTGGTGTCCCATGAAATAAAATCAGGCCAGATGAGCATCAGTTCACGCTGGCTGAAATTGTCACGGTACTTAATCGCATCAGAGAGTGTTTTGCATTCCCATGCGCTGATATAACCAAACGCGCGCAGCGACTGACAAACCGTGGCCAGCGCCGTGGCGACTTCCTGCGGATCCAGCCCCGGTACGCCGAGAATGCGCGGCTTCACGCCGGTGGCAGCTTCGGCAGTTAGCAAGGCTTTCAGGCCAGTGTACTGACCGTTTTCATCCGCACCACCAATGATGTTGGAAAGGGTTTCGGCGGCGGCGACTTCCTCGTCTTCGTTTTCTGACTCAGCCACGCGCACCACGACAGTGACCGGTTTGCACTGGTCGCCAATGGCCGTCAGCGCCGGTAACAGCGTACCGGTTTTCCCCGCCTTGCCCTGCGCGGCGATCACATCGGTGATAAGTACCGGCGTATTTAGGGGAAAGACTTTTTCGTCAGCATCGTTGGCCGTACAGACCATGCCAATAATGGCCGTGGATACGGTGGTAATGACGCGCGTTCCGTCGTTGATTTCGACGACCTGCACGCCGTGGTGAAAATCACTCATCGGCTTAACTCCGTTAAAATAGGCAAGGTAATTTTGTTGTTTAACGGGAGTCAGGGCGAGGGGTGAGCGTTGGGAGGGAGTCAGTACAACACGCGAAAAAAAGCCCCTTTCGGGGCAATGAGACCAAGCATAAATTAGCCCGGATATTGTGGCCATTCGATATCAGGTGCAGCGGATAAATCCAGACGGTTAAGAGCTATGCGGTATGCCTTCCAGACTTTCAACTCCGCTACACCAGCCTCTGTACTCAGATCCAAATCTATTTCATCCTGCAATATATTGATGCGGATGGTCGCTTCAGAAATCTTGGACGCGGCGATAGTTTTCGCGGCTTCTGCCGTAAGTTCGACGACCCTTGGCGCTCCCTGAATAACTTCACCATCAATATATTGGGAATCCTGCCCGATGGACTCAAATACATCAGCAGATAACATCAGAAGCCCCTGCTGTGTATAGGTTTCCGCTTCCTCTGCGGTAAATGCAATCATCATACTATTGACGTAATTGTTTTTATCCACACCAATGAAATATCGTGTTTCGTAAACAGGTTGCTCAATATCACTGTCCGGCTCAATATTTGTATTCATAATTTACTCACCAAATTGCTAATAAATTGACGTTCAAAGCGGAATTGCTGGCGTTATAAATATTCGCACCACTGCCAGAGGCACCGTTGAACCATGCTTTCAACTCCCCGTTGAACGTTGAAATAAATAAAGCCGGAGTACCGGAAAATCCGGCGGGGAATGTCCACGTTGTTGTCGTATTGGCGGGTAAAGATAAGTTTTGTCTGCACCACTGTGGGCCATTTGGCAGTTTAACCCACGCACCATTCCCATTACTGCCGGACTGGAATTGGTCAAGACGCACCGCATGCCCCCATGACGCTGCCTGCGCGACATCGAATGTCTGCACCGTAGAGCCTGCAAGCAATGCCCTCCGCGCCACGGCGGCATTAAGTTGGGCGAGATTGACGGCATGTTCGTTAGCTGTTGCAGCAGCGCCAATCAGAGCCCCGGTACAAAAGAAAGTCCCATCATTTCGATGATTGAAATACCCTTCATTTCCGCCGCCGAATACATGAAAGTTGAGTGAGTGGTAATGCCCCGTGCTTTCATAATGGTACACATCAACTTTGGCGTCAGAACTTGACCTGCCGTTAATGCGCGTCCAGTTCGTTTGATAGTCATTGCCGGAGGCATAATTGCCGTTTTTGGTCATCCAGTCACGGCCAGTCACCGCCAGATATGGGGTGCTTACGCCGTCACTGCCAACCGTGCCACCCTGCGCAGGAAAGGCACCCACACCCGCTGCGGTAATGCTGATGTCTTTCGTGCCGTCAAAATCAACACCGGCAATTTTTCGCGCCGTCGCCAGCTTGGTCGCTGCGGCGGCAGTTCCGGCAGCAGGTAAAGCTCCGACACCGGCAGCGGTAATACTAATGTCTTTCGTACCATCAAAATCAACACCGGCAATTTTTCGCGCCGTCGCCAGCTTACTGGCCGCTTGCGCCGTTCCATCGGATGGTAAACGCCCGTTTGCATTGTCATTGGCTGCTTTTACCGCTTTTGGTGTTGCGGCCAATGACTCGCTATCACTGGTAAAAGAGTTGCTAAGCCGCACAAATCCTTTATCTGTCAGGGTGCCGTCCGGGTGGTTACGGGATTTTTCATGTGCGGCCAGCTTATCGTCAACATAGTCTTTCGTGGCCATCACTGTAGAGCCGTCAATGCTCAGCGCTACGGCATCAATTTCACTGACGATAAGCACCATGCGCAGCGTCTGTAACCGGCCTGACCCTTCGGCCAGTTGGGGTTTATAGCTTTCAGCCATATTACTGACAGCAACCAGCACGCCGTCAGCATCATATAAGCCCATTTCACGCATCCAGAAGCCGCCGACATCAGGCTGGATAACCAGCTCGGCCACCAGATAATTACTGTTTTTGGCATCGATGCTTAAGCGGTTGAGATTAGCGCGGTAAACCTCATTAACAAGTTTGGTCTGTTTTGGGTCAGGGGTTGGGAGTTTTCCGCCCCCATTACCAACGGCCATATGTGTGATTTTGACCTGCGTTCCACCAGCCGTGGCGGCGGCGATTTTTGCCGCTCCGGCGGTAGTCAGTAATGCTTTATAAGTCGCCATAAGTTTTCCTCTGCTTAGGCCGGATAAACGGTGATGATGTCGCCGTCGTAAGAAAGTGCGCCTACGAAAATATGGCCGGGGATATCCTGAATAATGGTCAGCGTCTCAAGGTGGCGGCTGGCGGGTTTCGCATCCGCAATGAGCCGCTCCATTTCCTGATACATTTCTTCGGTAATACCGCTTTCCAGCACACCGATATCGAGGCGAAACGTGCCGGGCGGGCTGTTGGTTTCCCACCATTCAGAAATCTTGATGACGTACCCCAGCGGCTCAACCACCCGGCGGATCGCGCTGATAGTGCCTTTATGGGTATGGATGAAATAAGCCGACTGGATCACGCCGCGTTTCGTTGCCTCCGGCCAGCTTTCGTCCCACCGGTCAACCGAAAATGCCCACGCCAGATAGGGTAAGAACTTCGCCGGGCAGGTCTGCGGGTTCCATAAATCGCGCAGCGGGACGGGGACAGCGGTCAGCGCAGCGCAGGCCTCAGCGGCGGCAACCTCCAGCGGCGAGGAGCCCACAGGTAACAGGCGCGCATTACTCATCGGTGCCCCCGATAGTGATTGAGGACTCAGTGCAATAAGACGCCTGCGTATCATCCAGCACGATATCGGCCAGCGGCTGCGTGAGTTCGACCCGTTGCACACCTTCAACATGCAGCGCGGCATAGATAGCCGAGAGACGAATATCTCGCCCCAGCCGGTGCTGTGCCAGCGTGTAGGCATTAAGCTTATCCACTGCGGCCAGCCTGACGGGCTCTAATTCCGGCCCCGGATAAACATAGAGCTTGGCGGCAATCTGATAAGGGATAATCTGCGCCGATTGCACCGTCACGCGGTCAGCCACCGGGCGCACGTCCTCAGCATTAAGCGCGGTATTTACAATCCCGATAAGCTCCGAGCTGGCCGTACCGTCACCTTCACGCGAAAGCACGGAAATAGTCACATTGGCCGGTGCCGGGCTAATCACTGACACATCCGCCACCCTGCCATCAGCACTGCGGCCATGAAACTGATAAGCGCCGGTTGATCCGGCCACGCTCAGCCCCTCAAAAGCCTGCTGAATGCGCACGCGGAAATCCCCGTCACTTTCCAGCACCTCAGCCACCGGCGGCAAAACGGAATCATCAGCCTCCGTGATAACCAGACGTGCAACGTTATAGTTTGCACCGAGCTGGTCGAGGTCAGCGCTGGTGGCGTAGGCCAGCATATTGGCGCGCGCCGCTTCGTTTACCCGCTGACGTAAAATCACCTCACGGTAAGCATTCTCCTGCAACAGCTTGACGATAGGCTCAGATTCCAGCGCCAAGGTGCGGGCGACGGCCTCGCGTTCGCTCTCGTCATACAGTGACAGTAACGTGGCTTTGCGTTCTTCAAACAGGGTTTCATAGTCCAGTTCCTCCACCACATCCGGCGCGGGGAGCTGGCTTAAATCAATCGTGGCCATAGCGTTAACTCAGTGAGAGGGAAGAGGAGAAACTGCCGGGGGTATCGGTTCGGTTACCCGTGATATTGACCACCATCACGCCGTCAAAAGTCGAATCAAAGGTGATGCCCGTCAGACTGATGCGCGGTTCCCATTTGAGGATCGCGGAATAACACGCGGCCATGATTTGCAGGCGGAGCGCGGCGTTTTGCGGCTGGTCCGTCAGTTCGGAAAGCAACGAGCCGTAATCACGACGCATAACCCGCGAACCTATCGGCGTTCTCAGAATATCGCTCACCGACTGGTTGAGGTGCGCCATGTCTTCAACCGCGCGCCCCGAATGGCGGGACATGCCGAGATACCTCGCATTACTCATTATCAAGACCTCAGCTATCAATTCGGTTTACCGGTATTTCCACCGCCGGTCTGAACGCCACCGTGTGTATGGGTATCTACCTGCACACCGTTGGAGGTAAACGCGCCGCCGGTGTGCGTAATATTGCCTTTCATCGCACCGCCTTTTTTCACCTCTAATGAGCCGGTAGTCAGCTTGTTGGTACACACCACCTCCGGCGTATCGAGCGTGATTTTCCCGCTGGCCGTGACGGTGACATTCGGCGCGGTGGCGCTGATTGACGTTGCGGCGGAAATTTCAGCGGTCTGAATACCACTGACCGTCAGCGCACCGCTGGCCGGTTCATACTGAAATTGAGCGCCGTCAGAAAAGCTGACGTGATACGCCTCTGCGGATACAGACGGTGCGGAAAAGTCATCGCTGTAAATGCCCGGCAAAACAAACCCGGTATCGAGCTCACCACCGAGTGATAAAAGCAGAACCTGCTCACCGACGGAAGGAGCCCACCAAGTACGCGAACTACCGGCGCGGGGCGTCAGCCAGTGAAGCCAGTCAGTGAGAATTTCGCCCGTCTGGACGCGGCACAGAGCCAGCTCGGTATCGACTTTTGCGACCACACCGATTCGGATAATGTCGCGCATCGCGCGGGAAACTTCGGAGAGTGTTTCGTGTGTATTCATGACAGGAAGGATGCCGCCCGAGGGATCCAAAGGCAACACACAAGCGTAGGATGAACCTTGGCACAACTCGCTAGTGAGTTTTGAGATATTTACTAATATTAAAAGACAGTTGTGCTCTTTTAATCCGCTTGATAGAATTTCCTTGCAAACATTAAGGTTTTTAGATTTATAATTTAATTTCAAACACAGGTTTGAGAAGAGATACAATTAAGAGTATGTGGCACCACTGGATAATCATGGAAAATTAAATGCTCTCGAAAACCACCCCTTCATCTTTAGAGTTTTTTATATTTATATTATTCTTTAGCATTCTAATAATTAGTATTTATAAAAAAGGAGTTTTCAAATGTACATTATTGATCATGAAAAGCTACAAGTTGGTGACATTATTCTCACCGCTGAAAAAACTTTACAAAGTAAAACGGTCAGATTATTTACATGGGGTGAGTTTTCTCATGCCATGATATGGGCCGATGGCACACTGATCCATTCTGATGGCGGAGGAGTATATTCAAAAAACACTCAAAGATTATTATTCGATAAATTATCTGAAGTTATTGTACTACGGCCTAGGATAAAACTGAATGCCTTACAAAGAGGAATAATAATAAATTACCCTCGTTCCCTCGTAGGAACTGTTTATTCGGTTAAGGAAGCCATTGCCGTAAAAAGGCCAATAAAACCTAAAGCTACCTACAAGCAATTCTGCTCAAGACTTGTGGCCCAGACATATTATAATGCAGGAATAAAAATTGTGAAAAACCCTGATTATTGCAGCCCAGAGGAAATAAACAAATCCCAAAAAATCCTAATGCGAGTTAACAATTGCGTAAGGGAGGCAACCCAAGAGGAAATATATTTTTCAACAACTAGGGATCCTGGGCAAGAGACACAGGACGATACTATAAAAATGCTAATTGAGATCCGTAATAAATTCGGCCAGAACATTCAAACAATTGGTAATGTTTGCGATTTTATTATGAAAGAGCCAACTCACGACGCAGAGATTACAGAGATTGCAAAAAATAGCGGTTACTTTAATCATGCAGAGGCTGACATTGAAATTAACCATTGGAGATATAATGAAGATGAATTTATTAAAGTGGCAAAAATGGCCAACTATCAGTTATTAGAACTTGCACGTTTTATCCATGATATCGGTAACTCTTCAGCATCGATTCATTACGCGCAGCTAAAGGAGTTTGAGGAAAAATTCAGTGTGTCAGGTTTTGATTTCTTTAAGCAGCATATATTCCTTTATAAAAAACTTATTAACACACAATATCTTAGGCAAGATCTAGCAAGAAAAATTATGAGTGATATTTAAAATAGCTTATCATGAAGCAGTAAGTCATTACATTTCAATGAAATTATCAGGGGAGCTATTAGATTAGCTTCTCTGCCCCCACATAATGCATAAAAAAAACCTCAGCCAAAAACATAAATGAACTATGACTTTTCCTCACCATTAATGGATGCATGAATTTTTATCGTCATAATAGCTATTATTTCTATGAGACACTTTAACTTTTCAAGATTTTATTAATGATAATACCCTGTAACTCTTGGATATCAACATCACTAATTCCTAACAAACATCGGGTTTCATAACGCAGAAGCGCACTATGTCTATTCGGTCTATCCAGTAAACCTTCCTGATGAATGCGCGCAATCCGCTGTACCTTGCCAGCGAATTCGACCACCGCAGCCTCATCGGTGGATTTCGCCTTGAGGTATCGCGCGGTGCGCAATTTGGCGAACATTTCTCGCTTCACCCTGCCCTTTTTCCCCCGGACAGGCTGCCGCTTACGGGCTGCATACGGCGTACCGTCGGGTGCCTTTTGTTGCTTGATGCGCTGCTGCTGGCTGGCTCGCAGCTTTTTAGCTATTTCAGCGGCCATTTTGCGACGGCCAGCGGGGGACAGGCTGGCCAGCAATCCGGCGAGCTTATCGTCAAAGGGCTTGAGCTCATTCATCCCATTTACTCACCAGTTCGCCATGCACATACAGCTCCATTGGCCGGTGTACCGGCACCGGCAGCGGAGGCTCATCCAGTGGTGTAACGGTTAGCCTGCGGTCAGTTTCTTTGACGATGGTGCGCTCGGTCAGTTGCAGGCTCATGCGCACGTCTTTGCTGTCGTCGTTATTAATATCCGCTACGTAGGTGAAGCCGCGTTTTTTCCCTTCCTCTGTGGTCATGATGTCCGGCTGATGCTCACGCAGCCACACGTTAACCGGCACAATCAGCAGGTTTAAATCTCCGATGTAATCTGTTACGACAATATCCAGCGTGTAGCGGTTCTCAAACGATAACGACGTGGCCAGCGTGGCATTAATCGTGCCGCCATCAACAAACATATGCAGCATGTCCGGATTATCACGCAGCAACGGAACGGACTTAAAGATCGCGTTTTTCAGGCTGGCGGGCTTCAACATCGTGGGACTCCTGACATTGTTTAACAGTCTCGACTTGCAGCGCACAGTTCACCAGCGCGCTCTCCAGTTGGCGATTGTCTTCGCTTAAATCACCGTTGGTTTTCGGGGTACTTCCCGGCATCGGACAACTGCTGACTTTCGGACAGCCAACGTAAATAATCGCCGGGGTTGTCGAACGCGGGGCGAGTGTGCAGCCGGATAATGTCATCAGGCAAAGGAGACTGAAACCAGCCGCGCAGCGCTTCATTTTCATTGAGTAACCTCGTAATCGTCTGATTCCGACGCGCGGCCAGCGCACCCGCCGCATTAACCTGCTGACGGAGCACAACCAGCGCGCGCTCATTACGCTGACCGCTGGCTTTCAGCTCACTGATGGCCAGCGCGCTGGCTTCCAGCGTCGTTTTTAATTGCTGAATGTGCTGATTGGCCGCTGCTACTTTTTGATTTGCTCCCCGCCACGCAAAGAGCGCACCCGCGAGCGTCAGCACTAACACCGTGATGATGTATTTCATGGCACCCCCTTCATGCAGTGTTTCAGCTCAACCGCCCGGCGGTTGTTGAGCCCCTTATTCCACACGCCATTGACATACACCCAGCGGGGAAGCTGCTGGCAGGCTTGCGACCATTCACCGTGCCTGATGAAATAGGCCAGTGTGGATTTACATGCCGCTCCCGTACCGATGTTAAACGCCAGACTGATCACGGCGTCATACACCGGCCGCGGCATGGTCACCGGCATGCATTTATCCACGGCGCGCTCCGTCATGATGATGTCAGCAATCAGATTACTGGCGGCATCCTGCTCCGTAATGTTCTGCGTGGGCTTCACCCCCGCAGTGTGGCCAATGCCAGATGTCCAGACTCCGGCGCTGCACTGGTACGGATTCAGGCGGCACCCTTCGAGGTTGGCAATAATGGCCAGACCCTCGGCGGAGGTTTTGACAAACCGGTAATCAGGCATCAGCGCGGCCAGTGCCAGCACGATGGCCACACTGCAACGTTTAACGATTGAGTTCATCGAAAACCCTCTGACTCAGACCGTTACGCTCCAGCAACTTGTAGCTTTTGCGCCGGTAGTACCAGTTAACGAAAAACGTCCCCACGGCCACCGCAGCACCCACCAGAAAGGCGAAATCCTGCGGCGTCAGCGCGCCGATAAAAGCCAGCAATGCCGCGAGCCCATAGGCAAACATTGAAGATATTTTTTCCATCGTCAGTCCCATAGCTGGACGGTTTCAGAAGTGGAGGCGGTATCAACGTCTGGCAAAATCACGGTGGTGCCGTGCGGCAGGACTTCGCCTAATTCAGCCAGACCGGGATTCGCGGTCAGTACCGTCTCAACGACGCCCCCGGTTCGCCCGTAGTAGCGAAAACACAGGGCGTCGAGCGTGTCGCCCTGCTGTGCGATGACTTTCATCAGAGCTGGCTCACCATGCCGCGCGCCTGCCCCTGTAACCGGGACAAATGCCAGCGCATGTCACGCCACTGGTCATCCACCGACACCTCCAGCGCATCGGCCTTTTTGTCACCCTTCGCGCTGGCGTCATAGCTGCGGTAACGCTCATAAATCACGGCGGTGGTCATCGCACAGACCGCGCTCAGGTAGTGGAAACACTTCACGCTTTCCCCGTCGAGCGCTTCAGCGGGCACATCCGCCAGCGTTTTAAATCCCGCCTCGATCTGCGCCTCCCGGAAGAGATAAAGCTCAGCGTTGACCTCGGCCATTGCGGACTTAATCGCGGCGCGCAGTCTTTCATCCGTCACGACGTGACCGAGGCGGATACGTTCGCTCACCAGTTTTGGGTCAACGTCCGGGAAAAAAAACGTATTGGTGATAACGGGAATGACCGCCTGCTCTGGGGGGATCACTACGGTGGAGCTCGCCGCTGCTGCGGTCATGACAATATCCATGTTCAAACCTCAAATAGGTGGACGGTGGACGCAGGCGTCAGACGAGGTGAAAACCTGCATCGGCCTGCGTGCCGTCCGGCGCGGGGCGCTTTCTGTTAACAACTGGGCTTTGTCTTACGCGGGCGACCACGCTTAGCCGGGGTGGCTTTAGGCTTGGTTTTGCGCGGGGCGGCATCAGGCTTCGCCACCACCACCGCTGGCCGCAGCGCCCTCTCCAGTTGCTCTATGTCTTTTTTCACACCAGCGACGCTATCAAGCTGCATCGCGCGCTTTAGCTGATTAAGCGCCTGTTCGGGCTGGCCGTTGTCACGCAGTACCAGACCGGTAATTTTGTGCAGCTTGGCGCGTACCGGATCCGGCATGTCATGCGGGAGGGTCATATCAATCACGGTCAGTAGATCATCAACGCTGACGGATTCCCCGGCACTGCGGGCGCGCATCGCGGCCAGCGCAACATCTTCGGCAAATAAATACGGCGTCGGGCGCTTGTTATTCGGCACACTGAGGCCGTGTTTTAGCGCATAGCGCGCCATGTCGAACGTGCCGCGAATGTCCCCGGCATCGAGTGACCACTGCAACATCGTCATCAGGACGTCATCCTGATTTCCGGCATCGCTGGCCAGCACACCGGCAATCCACGGCGCATAGGCTGGCAACATGTCGCGCTTGCGTCGGGCTTTGTCTTCAACGGAATAAATGGATTTGAGTATCTGGCGGTCTCCGCGCAGCTTCATCAGCATCTGACCGTAGGGCAGTGCCGAACGCAGCGGATCACTGACCCGCTGCGATGAGGCTTTTTCAGCAGAGACCCGCATCATGTGACGCTGTGCGGGACTCAGCATGGTTACGCCTCTGTTTCAGGTTGGGTTTCGGTCACCGGTGATGAGGCCGGCTCGTTTTTTTCAGGGGTGAAATCGCCGAGCTCGATGTTTTCAATCATCGCCGCGCAACCGTAGTCTTCGACCACAAAGTCAATTTTCAGGGACTCGTAATTTTCGATGCGGTCACGGCGCGCTACTTCTTCGATATGGCGACGGTGTGAGCTGTCCATGATGTAGATAGACAGGTTATCCAGACGGGTGATCAGCAGGGCATTGTCCGGGAAGTAAGGCACACGCACCGCAGGCAAATTACCGATGCGTTTCTGGCTGACGATAATGTCACCGGCCAGTTTTTCGCTGTTTTCCTGCGACTTGTTAATCAGCGGGAAATACTTATCGGAAAGCATCTTGCGGCCGCAAATCACTACCAGTCCGGGGTCTTCTGAGTGCCACGCATCCAGCAGAAAATCGGTGGCGTTCATGACAGCGGCGTCGATATTTTCGAAATCACCGTTCTTACCGATTCGCACAGTGGCAGAGACAATTGCGCCGTCATCATCGGTGATTTTATCCATCACGCGCTCGGCGGCTTCGTTACGCAGCTTTTGCAACCAGCCGACAGCCACGTCCTGCAACATCTGGAACTTGCTGCGGTCAGAAGTTTCCGCGCGGCTTACGCCGTTGAAACCGGCCATGATGTAATCCAGTGCCTGACGTTTAGCGATTGCATCACGCAGACGGGTCTGGAAGTCCTGATAACGCGCCCACAAATCGAGGGTGTTGTAGCGGATATGGAAATCGAAATTGACCTGCTCGCACTTATATTTGCGTGAAGCCAGCGCCTGAAAATCTGCGGTTTTACGTTCGCTGCCGCCGTCGGTATCCGTGGTACTGGCAATAGAGCCGGTCACGCCAAGGCCGATTTTTTCACCTTCCTGTTCATCAACCGGCACCATGTTGATGCGACTCAGAAATTCAGAGGACTCCTGCACGGTGGTGATTAAGGTCTGCGTTACAGAGGGTTCAACGCTGAATTTTTTACTTAAATCCTCCACATCGACGCCGTTCAGCTCGGCCAGACGGGACAGGTAGGCATTAAATTTAAAACGGGTGTTCTTACGCATGTTTCTCTCACTGTTTATCAGGAATAAAGGGGAACGCCGCCGGTTAGCAGTTCGTCAAAAAGGTGCTTTCACCGTTGCCACCCGGAGATACCGGGCGTTTCGGTTGTTTGAAACTTTCGGTGCTATCGAGGGAGGTTTTTAACGAGCTAAGCGCCGCATCGCTGGTTTTCACCTGCCCTTTCAGCGCGGTAATTTCCTGCTCCAGTTCAGAGAAGCGTTTTGCGGTGGTTTCACCGGCGGTTTGTAATTCCTCGGCCACGACAGTGATTGCGCCCTGCACGTCAGAAAAACGGGCGTCATCGGTGGTCTGCTTGGTGCTGAACATCCCTTTGATCTTTTCAGTCAGGTTAGTGAGCAGGTTGTCGGGCAGGTCTTCGAAATCCAGCTCGGCAATGGTGGCCACGGAGAACAAATCATCCGGCTGGTCTTTCTTACCGGCGAACGGGTTGACCTTAGCGCGGGCGCTGAATTCGAGCATTTCCGTTCCAAGGCTGGCGGGATCATCGGTCACGGCCAGCCCCACCAGATAGGCTTTACCGGTGTTAGCGAAATTCGGGCGAATTTCCATAGAGGTGTAAATTTTCTGCCCCGCTTTGACCATTGCGGCCAGCTCGTCAGTCGGGGTGATTTTGGCAAACAGCGCCCACTTACCCTTCAGGGCTGAATCATCATCAATTTTCTCGCCTTTCAGTTCGACGACATCACCGAGACGCTTAAAGTCACCGCTCGGTAATAAGCCTCTGATGTGCTCCAGATTGATGCGGCAACCGTAGACACGCGGATCAAACGCTGTGGCCATTTGCTGAATGTCGCTTGCCTCAATATTGCGGCCGTCGCAGGTATCACCCTCAACGCCGATTCGAAACCATTTCGATACTTTCTTTGCCATTGTTCAGATGTCCTGAGTGGGAGTTAGGTTCGGGGCTAGTTTCCCGACCTGACGCCCGCACGGCCAGCGGCGGCCGTCTGACGATCCATTACACAACAGGGGGTTAATGCGAGGGTGTGAGTGGTTGCGTAGCGTGACGCTCATCCATTCAGCGGAGCGACACAATGACCGAGAACAACGCAGGATTAATCAGCGACCCGCGCAGACAGGCGGCACTGCTTTACTGGCAGGGTTTTTCCGTCACGCAAATAGCGGAAATGCTCAGCCTGAAAAAACCCACAGTGCAGAGCTGGAAACAGCGGGAGAAATGGGACGCCGTCGCCCCTATTTCCCGCATTGAAACCAGCATCGAGGCGCGGGTCATTCAACTGGTGATGAAGAGTAAAAAAGAGGGGCAGGATTTTAAAGAAATCGACCTGCTGGGCCGACAGATTGAGCGCCTCGCAAGGGTTAACCGCTACATGTCCACCGGCAGCGAAGCGGATTTAAATCCGAACGTGGCGAACCGCAACAAAGGGGAGCGAAAAAAGGCGGAGAAAAACGTTTTCACGGATGACGCTATTGCCAAACTCAATGACATTTTTCTCGATGAGGCGTTTGAGTATCAGCGCGGCTGGCATCAGGCGGGTTTACAGCACCGCATCCGCAATATTCTCAAATCTCGCCAGATTGGCGCGACCTTCTTTTTTGCCCGCGAGGCACTGCTTGATGCACTGACCACCGGACGTAATCAGATATTTATTTCGGCCAGTAAATCACAGGCGCACGTCTTTAAAAATTACATTATCGACTTTGCCCGTCAGGTTGACGTAGACCTCAAAGGCGACCCGATGCAGCTTTCAAACGGGGCGCGCCTGTTCTTTCTCGGAACAAATATCCGCACCGCGCAGAGCTACACCGGCAATCTGTATCTGGATGAATATTTCTGGATCCCGAAATTTCAGGAGCTGCGCAAAGTGGCCTCCGGGATGTCACTGCATAAAAAATGGCGTACCACCTATTTCTCCACGCCGTCGAGCCTAGCCCACAGCGCCTATCCGTTTTGGTCTGGTGAGTTATTTAATAAAGGGCGTCGGCATAAAGACCAGCGAATTCAGCTCGACCTCAGCCACAGCCATTTAGCCGCCGGTGTGGAATGTGCCGACGGCCAGTGGCGGCAAATTGTCACCGTGGAAGATGCGCTGTCCGGGGGCTGCGATCTGTTCGACATTAATCAGCTTTCACTGGAATACAGCCCATCTGAATATCAGAACCTGCTGATGTGTGAATTTGTCGATGATAAGTCCTCGGTATTCCCGTTTGAGGAGTTGCAGGGCTGCATGGTGGACAGTCTCGAAGAGTGGCCAGACTTTAATCCCTACGTATTTCACCCGTTCGATGACAATCCAGTGTGGATTGGTTACGACCCGTCGGAAGCGAACGGCGGCGACAGTGCCGGGTGTGTGGTCATTGCTCCACCCGATCAGCCGGGCGGCATTTTCCGCATTCTGGAACGTCACCAGTGGCAGGGTATGGATTTTGATGCGCAGGCCAAAGCCATCGAGGCACTGACAGAAAAATATAACGTTGAATACATCGGTATCGATGCCACCACCGTGGGTCAGGGCGTTTATCAGCTCGTCAGGCAGTTTTACCCGGCGGCGCGTGAAATCAAATACACGCCGGAAGTGAAGACGGAAATGGTACTGAAAGCGAAAAACACCATCCATCGCGGCTGTCTGCAATACGACGCTGGCCACACGGATATCACGGCGTCATTCATGGCCATTCAGAAAACAATGACGGCCAGCGGGGCGAAATCAACCTACCGCGCGAGCCGCAGTGAAGAAGCCAGCCACGCCGACGTCGCGTGGGCAACGATGCACGTTTTGATTAACGAGCCGCTGACCGCCGCCTCCGGCAAACAAATAAAATCTACCTTGGTGATGTTCTGATATGACCCGTAAAAAAAACCGCATCAATAAAAAACTGACGCCGCAATCCGACGCCCAGAAAAGTGAGATTTTCCGCTTTGACGAACCGGCCACGGTGATGGATCGCCGCGATATTCTTAATTATCTAGAATGCCTCAGCAACGGGAAATGGTACGAGCCGCCGGTCACTTTCTCCGGGTTGGCTAAAAGCTTCCGCGCCGCCGTTCACCACAGTTCGCCGATGTACGTTAAGCGTAATATTCTGGCGAGTACGTTCATCCCTCACCCACTGCTTTCTCAGCAGCAATTCAGCCGCTACGCGCTGGACTACATTGTTTTTGGTAATGCGTTCATCGAAAAACGCCTGAGCGTGACCGGCCAGCTTCTCAAGCTGGAGGCGTCACCGGCCAAGTACACACGCCGGGGTGTTGAGGAAGATGTTTACTGGTTCGTGGAGAATTACATAACCCCCCACACCTTTGGTCAGGGGGACGTTTTTCATTTGCAAGAGCCGGACATTAATCAGGAACTGTACGGCCTGCCGGAATACCTGAGCGCATTAAATAGCGCATGGCTCAATGAGTCAGCGACGCTGTACCGTCGGAAATATTTCCTCAACGGCGCACACGCGGGCTATGTCATGTATGTGACCGACCCGGCGCAAAACTCGCAGGACGTGACCGCACTGCGCGACATGATGACGAAATCCAAAGGGTCAGGGAATTTTAAAAATATTTTCTACCACGCACCCGGCGGAAAATCGGATGCGATCAAAATCATTCCCCTCAGCGAAGTGGCGACCAAGGACGATTTCTTTAACATCAAGAACGCAACACGCGACGACCTGCTTAGCGCGCACCGGGTGCCACCGCAGATGATGGGCATTATCCCAAACAACACCGGCGGCTTTGGTGATGTTGAGAAAGCAGCAAAGGTATTTGTGCGTAATGAGCTGGTCCCGTTGCAGGAGCGCATGAAGGAGTTAAACGAGTGGGTAGGAAAAGAGGTGGTCAGGTTTACTGATTACGAACTTTAAAACCAACCATTGAGAAGAACCGCCGGGACAACGGCGGTTTTTTTACGCCCTATTCAAGGCCATGAACGCCGCGATACGGGGCGTCCCCGCCGAACAGCTTCAAACCTGACCGAACCAACAAAAAGCCACCACGGCGCGCTCAGGCGCGAGAATAAATATAAAAAAGTGGGTTTGCGCGCAATGCTATCCCCGCCACGCCTGCCCGCTTTGTGTGTTGGTTTTAATGCAGTTGCCTGTGATGTCTTAAGCCATACTGACTCTGGTGAAGAGGCTAAAATAATTGAACAAATTCATTACGCAAAGTAATGCAATTTTATGCATCCAGAATAATGAAATATGGCGATTCCAAAGTCATTCATTTATTTATATGCTAAAAGAATGTAAAGCTTTATGATGTCTGATCTTGGATCATCATAAAGCCTATATTTACATTGTAATAGCAAGAATTAAAGATATTCAATCTTCAAGAAAGAAGAAACATTATTTGCAAATGAATTATAAACTTTCTCTATATTGCTTCTTCTGTATTCGATGATTTCTTCCTTGCTTCTATCATTTGACGAAAGCGAAAATGTAGGAACAGCGTTTTCAATCACTTTCACAGCCAACTTATCATCACTGTGAGTGTATGCGAAAAATATTTTACTACCAAGAAAATTACTAAAGTTTGATCGAAATAAACTCTGTGGTGGGAAAATAGAAATAGAGTTGACATCACAAATTATTTCTTCATTTAACAAGACCGAGTTTACGTGATTTTTCAGGACTATAGCTAATATTTTACCAGAAGCTGAACCGGCTGAGTACTTAGCAGACAAATCAGGTGAGGTTGCAGATTTTAGCTGCTTACTTAAACCTACTTGATGTGAGAGTGCATCCCTAGTTAAACCGTCTTTAAAGAAGAGTATAATACCTTCAATTTTGGAAGGACTGGCTCTTCCAAGCTCATATATCGAAATAAAGAATAACCAATTTTTCAGATGTTTAGTGGATTTATTGCCATTATAGGAATGGAAGTAGTGAAACGCCATAAATAAAAGATTTGCATATGGTAGCAATGAGAATTTATTAACCAACATTTCTTTAACAAAGAAACCTAATGTTTCATCTAGGGAGGTAAGTATATCTTTTAATTGTTGAGGGTTTTTTTGGTTGATGGACTTTAGCTTTTCAACAATTTTATTTCTATCCTGGTCATAGACCTCAAATCCAATTGCTGTTTTAATTAACTGAAGGAAGACTTCATTTTTATTATTTTCATCAATGAAATGTTTTTTGAAACATATGCGAACATCATCAATGAATTTATTGATTCCGCTTTCAGAGGTGCCATTATATGTCAACGCATAAACTAAATCTTGCTGCCCTATATTTTTACCCATAGAATTTAATCTAGAAAATACCTCAACAACAGCTGATAAATCCCCTCCGTCAAGTTTTATGACTGCCATTTTATATTTTCTAATTTTATCAGCTAACACCTCGGCCTTTTCTATTAAAGAATCGTCTGAAGTGTTATCCATAATTCTACGAGCCTCCTTTAAGAATGAGGTGGTTTTTCTGAGAGATTTTATGCTTATAAGGTGAGAGTCATCTCCCTTGTTACCTCGAGAGTATGTAAAAACATCTTCTTTGAGATTAAAATATAGGTCCCATTTCCCATTCTCATCAAATATATCATCTGAAAGACAGCAAAAAAGAGTTGTGAGACGTTGTTGCCCATCAACTATGTAATATTTATCACCACTTGATTGATTTACAGTCCTTCCACCAAAATAATTCGGTGTCGGGATTTCTTTGCCACCACCATTCCATAGTAGTATAGAACCAATTGGATATCCTTTATATATGCTATCAAAGAGATATTTAATATCTTTCTCTTTCCAGACATAAGGTCTTTGGAACTCGGGTAAGACAATCTTACCATTCTCGATGTTAGAAACCAGATCATCGATAAACATTACTTCTGGGCTTACTGAAGGTATTTCGTTATCTTTATTAATCATAATATTCTCTCAATAGCCACGCAGATTTTACTAAACTCTATATTTATCTTATCACATCGTAGCGTAAAGTCATCTTTTGTTATTAAAGTGTCATCTTTATAAGCAAAATCTGAAATTTCCTTTCCAAAACCATTTTTTATTGCATTGTAAACTTCATCAGGAATATTTGCATATAGACCATTAAAGCTGGCATCGCTTTTTCTTTTATGTCCACCTTTTTTCTTAAATCCAAATTTATAATCAAAGAAATCTTTTTGCGTAGATGATAGATTTGAAAATGACTCAATTATTTTTTTTCTTGCAAAGTCTAACTTCGCTATGATTTCGTCCGGTATGTAATTCTCTATTTCCCTTTTATCTAAAGTACAACAAGTGACATTATTCTGCTCAGCAGTTTCAATTATCTTCCTCTGCACTTCGTTAATCTCATTATCTGGATATAATCGATCTGAATCATGAATAACTAAAATTCTCTTAAGGGTTTTCATTTTAGTTACTTCGCTTAATATATGTTTAGGGATCTCCCCGCACCCCCCGGCGCCTTTTATCTCCCATGAAACGTCTTTTGACTGCAAAAGTGATATTTTTTTTTGACTTTTTAGTACAGCATTAATAAATAAAGCATCACTGAATTCATTTTCAAGGATTACAACTGCCTTACGACTTAGTATTCCATTTAAATCAGATGCCTGAAATTGATTATCTCCACCTCCATGCTTGGAGATGGTTATTGCTAACTGATAATTTGTATTGATAGCTGCGACAGCCAATCTTTTAAGATAAAGCCTCTCAGTTTCATTAATGTTCTCATTACTTATTAATTCTTCAATATTTGACAAATCAATTGAGTGTGAGTTTTTATGTGAAATCATGCCACTAAAAAAGAGTAACTTATCTTCAGGTGAGTCTAATACGTCTAATTCGCACTTGATTTTCATTTTGACGAACCCGCCATCGCTAACGCTATTACCTCATCAAAATCTTCTTCAAAAATACCTTTAGGCCACCAATCAACGGCCCCTTTATCATCTACTTTGATAGGAGTAAGTCGTGCTGTCTTATTATCAGCGTCGTAATCAATATAAATAATATTGACATCATCAGACTCAATCCCCTCCGCAACACGCCTTCTAACCCTCAAAACAAATTCTTTTGAGTGCGTTTCTACAAAGATTACATTACTATTTCTAGCATTCAAATATAAATCAGCAACTGTTCCGCATGCTGCTGGATGGATATGTAGCTCCGGTTGTTCTATTATTTCAATGCCTTTGATTTTCTTTAGATCTCGTACATTTCTATTTATTATGCTAGGAAATATTTGAGCAAACCCCATACCTTCATCAATTATATTTGACTCATTGTATTGGCTACTGCAAATAACCGAGAAAGATTGATCATAAGAGCGCAAGGAAAAGTATTTCCCATCAAAATTACTATGCATCCACTCTTTAATTTTATTGCTTAAAACACCATTTGATTTAAAATCTATAGTTTTAAATATATAAGGGGCATTTTGACCCTTATCGCCTATTTCAAGATTTTTTATTGCCTTATTAGTATATGTTCTTTTCAACTCTGATCTGAAAGGACCTAAATAACTTATGTCAAAGTTATAAACCCTGACCATTTCCAATAAAACGAAAATATTGTCATCTTCAGTTGTTTTTGGGATTAATCCTTCAAAAACAATGTCTTGTCTTTTACCATTAGAAACATAATTTACATTACCATTTTTTTCTAATCCTTCTAGATCCAACTCAGCTTGATAAGTCACACCTTTATTTATCGCATTAAACTTAGACACTAGAAGTGTTTTTAATTCTGTGGAAAAAATCAATTCCGTAAAGAATGAGATATCCTCCCCATCACAGTCAAAAGAGGCACCTAATTCAAGTCTAGTGTATTCGTTATGTCCGTGAACTATATCTTGATAAGACGCCCCAATATCGATACCTAAAGGAGCGAAATCGATTACATTATCGGAACCTACATTTAGCGACTTTAAAATTAAGGGGGCTAGTCTTGCTAAAGCACTTTTCCCTGCACTGTTTTTCCCGATAAAAACGTTGAATTTACCAACATCTAGATTTACTTCTTTATACGCTTTATAGTTTTTTGCATAGAATTTTGTGGGTTTAATCATCTTTTACTTCTCTGTGTTAAAAAATCATTCTATGAACCTAAGTCTCATGCATTGAGAGACAGCATATGATGAACTAGTCCCTTTAGATTAACATGCGAGAAGGTTTGTAATTTCCCCCTAAGTTTGTCTCTGATCAACGAAAGCGTCAAACAGTATTAGCTAGCGGACCATTGAACTCCTCATTATTTTGCGCAAAAATCTGACCAACTATCAATGCTTGAGTACAAAATTTAATACCGTCGATCATCACAGACGCATCACGCGCCAAGGCTTCTAGCTCCCATCGCTCCGGCGTGATGCCATGGCTCACTAACTCTCTATAAATATGCGGTATTTTGGCCCTTTCGCACCTTGTTAATCGTGCCGAAGGAGCAAGCTTACGAGATTTGGACGGATCAAAACTTTGCTGCCGATGATTTACCGCCGGTGATTGTCGCCTTACTGCGTCTCCCAACACTTTGGCGACGTCTGGCTCACTCCAATCAACACTCGCACTCTCAACTAATTTCATCACCGCTGCGGCGTACTCAGCGGGATTGGTAGGCAAAACATCTCCGAGCCTCGCCCGAACCTTCCCACAGTTATTGACAGGACTCCGAGGCGCGCCGGAGGCGCTTATTAAATTCAAAGGATGAACGGCAACTTCAACAGCCTTGGCGACAATGCGCCATTTTGTTGTGCGTGTTTCGTGGATGAGGTCAGTGCCAAGATGAGGGGCATAAACGCCGATGATTTTCTGGATCTCTTCGTCGTACTCGTTTAACTCATCAATCACTTGGCGGGCAGTTCTTACCGTTTGCTCATCGCGTGGGACATTCGCCCCACCCTGCGCAGAAATATATGCGGCGAAATCACCACCGTCTGCCGCTGCTCTTGCAGCTTCGACAAGTTCGTCAAACTCGCTAGCGATACTCACGCCACGCGGCAATCTGCGCAGCTCGCGATAGGCTCCCATTGTTGGTACACCGATAGATTTAAATTGCGGTATACGCCATGTAGAAGCCCATGCAGTAACGGCTGCGGCAGTCTCTGACAATGATCGGCCAGTCTCATGGTCTATCTCACCTTCCAGAGCATAACCATCAATATTCTTGGCTATGTATTTAGCGATATAGCCTGCCGCCCCGCCTTTATTTAAATGCTTACACTCAAAACGCTGAGCTTGTGCCCCACATTCATCTCCATCTTCTTGGAGTGCATAGCGACGCATGATGTCAACGGCAGGCTGACGGTGAGCTTTATCGCAAAACAACATCATATGCCAGTGAGGTGTAGCGTCGTGGTGAGGCTCAACTACGCGCATTCCGTATACCTTGATGCCGTTATCTTTGAATGCTGTACGCATCTTGCCCCAGATTTTCACCAGATAGCGCTGGCCATCCTTTGGTGAAAACGCCTCTTTATCCCACTTATGATTGAAATTAACGCGGCGATCAGTCTTTTTCCCGACCATGCGTGTTGGATGGTATTTTGACGGTGTGGTTATCGTGAGGAACATGCCAACATGACCAACTTCTGAGGCATATTTTTCAATTCCTGCAATAGTGCTCATCAACTCCATACGACGGATTTCAGGGTTAGAAATACTCCCCATTACCTTATCGATGAGATCTATACGTTCCCCTGTTTCGATGTTTTCTAAATCACAGGATTTCAGATATTCCATGTTTGCTAAGCGGCGCGCCCGAACATCCCGGATAGCCTGTTTGCTGGCATAGCCAGACTTTTGCAGACTAACCTCGCCAACAGCAATCAGGAGAGATTCGCGCCATTGAGTGCGCTGCGCTTTTAACTGTCGAATCCACCACTCATCATTTACTAATCGCGCGATGCTGGAGAACGCTGAGCGCATATCCAGTTTGCGTTTACAGTATTTTTGCCAGTGCATTGGAGTGATATTAAAAACGCGGGCAGCACCGGCAACCTCACCATAAATTTTCTGCTGTGCGCTATCGGTGAATAACTTGGCTTGAACCCCGTTGTGCTGACTAAGAAGCCGATCGCTCTGCTCTTCATATTCTGTGAACAGCCGGGATGAAATTTGCATAGCGAGACGTTTCAGCGCTTTATCATTCATTCCAGCTAACTGGCGATAACTCTCAGCCTCATCAGTAAAAATTTCATTAGCTCTGCCACTTAAGGCCAACGCATATTTAGTCTGTACAACCTCGATGCGAGGCCAAATCCGTGGCATAAAAACATTGATGAGGTAACGATGTGCAGCCAGCAGCCCTGAGCTTTCTTTAAGATATTCATACCGGCTAGAGAAAATGCCACTTAGAAAAAATGGCAGCGCGTGGATCTTGCGTAAGGCATCTTGCCCCTGATGGAATTCATCACGGGTAAGAGGTCTTTCTTTTGATATTGCAGGACGGGGAGCATTCCAAGGGTATGCGCCGACAAAAGGAACCTTGTCGGCTTTTATTAGTTTAGGTGGTGGCGAGGGCGCGATACGCCCTCTTGCATTCATCAGCACGTTATTTACCGGACTGCGTCACGTTAAAAGCAACCCGGCAAAGATCCCCAATATCAGTTATCTCATCAGCCAGTTCCGCAAGGGTACGGACATCAGAATCTCTGATATGAAAATGCAGTAATCCTTTCACCAACTGGTCAATTTTGGCGTAGTAAGCCGTGGCTTCTAAATATTCCTGCCCTTTCTTATCGCCAGAAAGAACAGTTTTCTTTTTGTTGAGAATGAACTGGTAGCAGTCACTTGTCACAACCCAATTGTCACCTACAGAAATTCGAATCATGCTTAGCTCCTGAAATGTTTTTTCTGTTGTTCGGTGATTTCTTGGCATGGCACACAACGCACTACACCGGGAAATGCGGCACGGCGAGCCAAAGGGATTGGCTGGTCGCAGTCTTCACAGACTGAGGCCGATACCCCATTGCTATGAATACGATGTGCAGCTACCTGATGAGTCAAAATTTCGAGATTTCTTTCCTGCACGGAATCCATTAAATCTGGCATTACATCACCCCTTTATTTTCTAAACCTTCGTTGTGAAAACGGATGGACTCTTGTCCGAGTAATTCAAGAATTTGAACCCTGTCTAATTGCTCTTGAATCGCGTGACTAATTAGCGAATCCAGATGCGAAGAAAAGGTGATTGCTGCATCAGCCTTAGCCTGATTTTGTGCCTGATTTAACATCCAATTCGTTGCTTCGCTGTCTGCTTTATTTCTCATTTCCTGACCAACTGTTAAGCTCATCTCTGGCTCCAGACAAAGGGATTCCCTACGCAATCAAGCGCAGAATTAAAAATGGTTAATTAGTGGAGGTAAGTTTCGGGGCGAACCGACGTTAATACAGTCGGCGCATTTTCGAACAGGCTAAATAATTCCCGCAGTGCCCGGAATAAAGCTTCTCTCCATGAGCAGGTTTCGTCATCGATTCGCCAATATGGCTGGCTGAATTCCTCTTCCGTTAATCCTGCATGAAAATATAAAGTGCGGCGTTCGCTAATGTTTAAACGTCCGATAAAACATGACTTGGTGATCCTGAAACTACGATACTTTGCAAAAGCAGCCCGGAGCTCATCAATTGCGCAGACAATACGCTCACGATCGCAATCGTTCATTTCCTGCAATTTCATAACTGAATGCCGTTGTCTTAACTGAGCATGAAAACAGATGGTCAGACGTTCACGTTCGCTCATCTTGTTATAGAAATCACACGAGGTTTGCCAGCGAGCAGGCGCAAGGCGCTCACCAACAGCAGCGCGAAGCCCGGCAGGCTGATTCATTACGATAGCCGCAGTGATTACTGTCATTTCTTCCCCCATGATAAAAACCGTTTTACTGCTACCGCGCGCATAGAACGGCGTGAGCAGATAATGATTCCTTTGCGGCCTTTCCCATGTGTAATTGAATTATTCATGGGACGTGCGGTTTGATGATTCCAGAGCAGTGGTGCTAAAGAGATTGGGTTTTGCATATCACTGGCCTCTTCTATGCTGCGCGGCCGCGTCCACGGCAAGGCTTACTTGCACTAATACGGTCTTTCCATCCGTGCCATTCTGCCGGTGCATCTTCAACAAGCTGATCAGCAAACTTGTCCCACTCTTTACGGCTAATCCATAACTCTGCATGCCCTCCGGGCTTTAGTGGATCAGCCATGTAAAAAGCTGGGAGTTTTCCGGCCTTGGCCATGGCTACAATTGCGGCTGGGGTTTTACCCACGTAAAGCGCAAAGCCTTCCTTTGAAAGTAGGTTGCCGGGCTTTTCCGACAAATTGATTGGCTTCCGCTTTGCCCCAGCCTCTGGATTGATGGTGGCATTTTCATCTGAGCTCTCAGATTCAATGGTTTTCGCTTCTACTGTCATTTGCTATTCTCCGACTTGGCTCCGTATCACGTTCTGGCACCATTTAGGCTGCTTTGAGTGTGATTGCGGTTTTTAGTTTTCAATATAATTACGAGAACTCGATATTATGTCAACATCTCAAGGCGAAAAACTTAAACTCATCCGTGACTCCGAAAGGCTAAGCATTCGGGAACTAACTGATATCGTTGGAATTAGTTACACCACCTATCACGGCTATGAAAATGACAAATCAAAGATGACCTTTGAATCTGGCGTCAAGCTGTTCAAGCTTCCTCGTTTTCGCAAATATCAGAACTGGTTCATGTTCGATGAGACCGATCCCGCATCCGGCCAAATAGCGCCGGCACTCGCACACTCTGGGCAAGAAAATCCAACCTCGTCCCACTCAGACCAAAAGACTGGCTGACCATATACGCCGCACAAATATGTGATTTTTGTACAGTCGTCGACTGTTACAGCCACAAACAGACAGTACCGAACAAAGTTGTAACCATTGGAGGGCTTCGCTATGTCAATTAAGAAGCTCGATGATGGTCGATATGAAGTGGACGTAAGGCCGCAGGGTTCCGAGGGAAGAAGAATCCGGCGTAAATTTAATACGAAAGGTGAGGCTCAGATTTATGAGCGTCATGTGCTGGTTAACTACCATAATAAAGAGTGGTTAGAGAAACCGGCAGACCGCCGCAAACTGACTGATTTGCTGGAATTGTGGTGGCTATACCACGGTAAGCACCATAACCGTGGTCTGATAGAAAAAGGCAGGCTTTCAGCAATCATGATTAAGTTTGCTGAAATCGGGGTGACCAGAGCTGACCAGATAACCAAGAAAGCTATAACGGATTATCGGGTCAAGATGATGAATGAAGGCTTGAAACCAGCCAGTGTGAACCGTCATCAGGCTATATTCAGCGGCATGTTTACCAAGCTGATTGATGCCAATGAATATCACAGCGAGCATCCTTTCAGAGGCGTGAAAAAGCTTAAAGAGGCTGAGCCAGAAATGGCGTTTCTTTCCACGGAAGAAATCACGCAGTTGCTCGATATGCTGGAAGGAGACAACCGCAACGCTGTGCTGCTTTGTCTGGCCACCGGTGGTCGCTGGAGTGAAGTTGCAGATCTTAAAGCTGAGCACATTATCAACTGCATGCTGACATTCATGAAAACGAAGAATGGTAGACGCAGAACAATACCGCTGTCAGAGGGCTTGGTTAAAATGGTGAAAAAACGTAGTACCGGGAAACTGTTTACGCCCAATTACGACACGGTGCGAAACACACTGCGAACTATGAAGCCAGACCTACCCGCCGGACAGGCTGTCCATGTTCTGCGGCACACATTCGCCACGCATTTTATGATGAATGGAGGTAATATTATTACACTACAGCGAATTTTAGGACATTCCACCGTACAACAGACCATGGTTTATGCGCACTTTGCACCGGACTTTTTGCAGGATGCAGTCTCATTAAACCCACTTAACGGAGTGTCCATATAA